ATATATCTGACCCTGATGAGGGTTATGAAGTATCTTTTACAAGGAAAGGCTCAGGGATTAAAACCCAGTATGATGGGTTTAAACTGGAGGGAAAAGACCGAGTTCCTGATGATTGGTTAGACCTTCCCTTTTTTGATGAGATTTTAATCATACCATCGGATGATGATATGTTGGAATCTATGCAGATGGAAGAGTCTGGCACTAAGGAGCAAAAAACTTCCAGAACTCAGAGAAGAGACAGAAGAACAACATCAAGGACTCAAACAACAAAAACAGAGGAGGAAGAGCCGGAAGAGAAACCTACAAGAAAACGGAAACAGGTTCAGGAGCCTGTAGAAGAGCCTGTAGAGGAAGAGGAAGCCGATGAAATAGAAGAAGAGACAGAGCAACCAAAAAAGGCTTCAGAGGATTTACCGGCTATATCTGATGTAGTAGAACGGGCAAGGCGCAAAAGAAGAACAAGAGAGTAATTAACTGGTGGGGTGGCAGGCTTCCCTACCGCCCCACTACAATTTAAAGGTGGATTATGAGTTATGCAACCTTAAATGGTTTAGAAGAGAAATATGATAGGCTCAAAGCCTTTTTGCATATTGATGTAAATGCTCTGGAACAGGACTGTGCTAATCATTCAGTTCTGTTTTTAGAGGCTTCAGAGGTTGTGGCAGACCTGAAAACTCAATTAGGAGTGGCTAAATTAAATTTAGAACAAGTTCAATCTGCTACAGAATTAGAAATCAGGGAGAAGTACAAGGGTGAGAAAATCACTGAGAAAACTATTGCTTCTCTTGTTACTATGGAAACAAAGGTTCAGGAAAAACAGCAGGATATTTTTGATTTAGAAGTCCATTACTATAAATGGAACAATCTCATGTCTGCTTTTGACCAGAGAAGAAGTATGCTTTCCAATGAGGTTAGTTTATATACTTCTAATTATTTCCAGTGTGGAGAAGTTAAAGGTAAAAACCAAATAATTCAAGAAAAAATAGTGAGGAAGCGTAGTGAAAAGGCGAAAAATAACGGAGACTGAACCTGTTGAAGAAGTACAGGAGTTTGAGGTTGATGATTTTATAGACAAACAGGAAACACCTAAAACCTTTATTTCAACAGGATGTACTCTTTTAGATTTAGCCATAGCAGGGAAACTGCCAGGGGGTGTAGCCTCTGGCAGAATCTCCCATTTCTATGGAGATGAATCTACCCTGAAAACTGCTATTTTAGCGGAAATTATGGGGTCTATACAGAGGCTTGGAGGTGTTGCTTTCTTAGATGATGTAGAGGGTACTTGGGATAATGATTTTGCCAGGTTATTTGGGTTGGATTGTTCTCAAAAGTCCTTCTCAAAAGGTCATTCTAAGTCTGTAGAAGATTTGTTTGACAATACTATACCTAAACAAATAGAGAAGGCGTTAAAGTCTGATAAGCCTTGTTTAGTAGGTATAGATAGTTTATCAGCCCTTCCCTCAGAAACAGAACTACAGAGCAATATTGCTGATGCTTCGTATGGTACAAGCAGGGCTAAATCTATCAGTCAGGGATTCAGGAAAATTCTTAGAGGTTTGAATGAGTCCGGTTTGGCTTTAGTGTTTATTGACCAGACAAGACAAAATGTTGGTATTACTTTTGGAGATAATAAAACTGTTTCTGGAGGAAATGCTTTAAAATTCTATGCTTCAACCAGGGTTAAACTGTCTCATCTGAAACCATTGAAAACTGCCAAAGGAATTCCCTATGGAGTTAAAATTGGTTTTAATGTTAGAAAAAATAAATTGAGTACTCCTTTTAAAGAGGGTTTTTTCTCATTTTTATTTGATTATGGGATAGATGATGTAGGTTCTTCTCTGGAATGGTTACATGAAACTGTAGGTGAGAAGGGTAAATGGGAATTCAAAGACCTTAAATCAAGGGGTCTGAATGATTTGGTAAAGAAAATAGAATCAGAAAATAGAGAAGAGGAAGTTGTTGCTGAGGTTGTTGAGGTTTGGAAAGAACTGCATAAACCAATAGAGAGAAAGCCTAAGAAACGATGAACAGGAAAATACTTGAGGAAGCCTTAACTTCTTGTGGTATTGGATATAACAATCAGACAACAAATGCTGTAAATATTTGCTGTCCTTTTTGTAATGATGAGGGTTATCACTGTGGAGTCTTTCTTGATAACCTGAATTATCACTGTTGGAAGTGTCATAGTGTAGGTTCTCTGTATGAGTTACTCAGAGTGGTACTAAGAATATCCTATAAAGATTACTTAGAATTATTTCAGTCTGTGTACGGGGAAATTACAGATGAGACTATAATAGAAAGGCTGAAAAAAGTATTAAATCCTGAAGTGGAAAAACAGTTAAAAGGAACTAAAGAGGTGAAGTGGCCTCCTCCTAATACTGTTTCTATTGAAAAAATGGGGTCTGATATTGTGGTAACTAATTTTCTCACAAAAAGAAACCTGGAGTTAGGTTTTTGTATTGAGAAAGGGGTTAGAATAGGGTTGATAGGGAGACTGATGAATTATTTTGTGGTTCCTGTTATAGAAGGGGGTCAGGTTGTAGCCTATCAGGGCAGGTCTATGCTCCTAACGGCGAAAAGGCGTAAATACATGAGTGAAGGGATGATGGGAGATTTTTTGTATAATTATGATGAGATTATACCTGACTCTCCGGTAGCAATAGTGGAAGGTATTTTTGATTGCTGGTCAACCAGAAACTCAGTAGCGTCTTTTGGAACCAATTTATCAGATACTCAGATATATAAACTGGCTAAATTAAAGTTTTCTGAGATTATTTTAGCCTGGGATATTGGCAATGATGGGTCTGATGCTTTTTGGGTGAGTAGAAAAGTAGTAGAGAGATTGAGAACAATTTTTGGGGCTGATAAGGTAAAAAGCATATCATTACCAGCCGGAGAAGACCCTGCATCTTTAGGGTTTCATAACATGGAAATTGTACTCAAAAATGCACATTAACAGATTGACGCAAGACGAAAAAAAGGATATTAAAGACCTGATAAATGCTCAAGTTTCTATATGGACATCTAAATTTGTGTTTGTGGATTCAAAAGACCTGACTCAAGAAGCACTTATTTTGTTCCAAAAGAAACTAAAACATTTTAAAAGGGCTAAAAATGTCAAATTAACAACCTGGTTTTTCAGGGTTTTACAGAATTTTTTCATTTCTTACACTAAAAGAGAGTCCTGTAAAAAGAAAAATTGGGTAGGAATAGATGAAATTGGAGAGATTGCTGTTGACCAGCCTCCTGTTCATGAGTATGGTGAGTTAGTAGAATTATTGGGTGAAGTTTTATCGCCTAACTGTTATAGGTTGTTATTACTATACAGTAAATATGGTCAGGGAGTATCTGTTAGAATTGCAAGACAGGAATTAGGAGTATCAAAGCGTGATTTTAAGTATCTTAAAGAGGAACTCAAAGCAACTACGAGATATTTTATATCCTATAATGGTTAAGCCTTGTTTTAAACAGAAATATGATTATAAATCCAATGTTTGTAGGATGTGTGAACATGGTTTTGATTGTGGTAGTGTAACAAATTCCAGTCCTTTTGTGCTTCCTGCTATAATTCGTAACTCTAAAATGATAACACTTATAAAACTGATAAATAAAAACCCTAAATCCACTTCAAAGTTTCTATCTAAAGAGATGTATAAGGCTTTTGGAGAGGATAATATTTTTAATTATCTTAATAACTTAAAAAAATATGGAATTATTGAGATGATTATTGAAGGTAGGCAGAGGTTTTACAGATTAAAATAGGAGAAAAGAATGAAAGTATCTAAAATTGAGAAACTATTTGTTGATAGTGGGGTTTGGAAAGGTATAATGAGTTTGAGGATTAACTGTGATAATAAAATATTAAAAGGGATAGGGCTTCCAAGAATGGTTGAGATATTGTTAGATGAGATTCCTTACTGCAAACGGATAGTTTGTGATGGAGATTTTCTAAAACAGCCTAAATCAGAACTTTTCACCCTGTTTGAAAACTTTAAATCATGGTTTATTGTTAGGGGATTACAAGAGGTTTTGATAAGGGCTGATGGAGATACTCAAATCCCATCTGAAATATTCCCAACAGTTATTAGGGGATTTACCCACTTTGAAATAGATTGGTTTAACGGGTTCCCTAAACCTATAGCCAATAACTATTCATTTATTTTAGGAAAAAGAGATACTGTTCTTTTTAGAGTGCATGATGAGGGGGATATGGGATTGGTTTTAGATGGAGTAGAAAAGATATTGGTTCATAAACTCAGCCCCAGGATTTTAGTAACAGTTCCTACTAAAGAACTGTATGAAATTGGGCTTTCTATGCTTAATTGGAAAGAAATATCACAACAACTGGACTTACAACTGACTTACAATTAGAGGAGGTGATTTAGATGGAAAGTGAGAAAACTTTAATCCGTGTGTTTTTCAGAGATGGCAAGGTAGAGACGAGACCTGCTGACCGTATATGGTTTATTAAGCCTGAGGCAGAGGGTTTCAATGATAAGTTTATCAAGTCTGTAACTGATGATGTACAAAAAACAAAACTTGATAGGGTGTTGATTAACATTGGAGAAATCAAAGCCATTCAAGTCTTTAACGGGGTGTTCAACGAAAACCTCAAGAAATAAAGGTAAAGTTATGAGAACAGCCACACCTGTTTTTTTATCTGATATTTCATTTTTATTGGAAATGGATGAGTCTAAAATAGCGGAGTTAAAAGAGGCAAAAGAACTCACCGTTCCAGTCCATTTAATTCTATGTACTCAAAATGGAAAAACTAAACGTAAAGAATCTATCCTTACTACAGCCCAAAAAAACTTTAGAGTAAAACAAGATATTGTAAGAGGGTTTCCTGATGAGAGAAACATCATCAGGGCTTGGAACAGGTCAAAATATATCTTGACAAATCAAAAAATGGGTGTAGAAGAGAGCAGAAATCTACCTTTGGAACAAAAACATTTTAGAGAGACAACCTTGTTAATTCGCAGGCTCTTAAAGAAGTTTTCTAAGGAACATATTTTAAAGAAAATTTCTAACTATTTTAGTTGTTGTAGTACCGGAAACCATATAATCAAAGGGAAAAACTGTGGTTATAGTGATTTACGGGGTCTTTTAAGGAAACTAAATGCTTCAACCAGGTTTGAGAGGCTGTGGTTTGAGTCCTCTGAAGAAGATATTAAAGAGTTATTGATAGACATTCATACTCCTTTGCATAAAACAATGGTCTGGATAGCGAATGCGTATGCTAAAGAGTTTTTAGGTAGGGAGGAATTTGATTTTTCCACTGCTGACACTCAATCTACCAATGCTCTAAAAGATTCTGCTGATAATCTGATGAAGTTTATAGAAGATTACAGGAAAAATGGAGTGAGTCTGAACAAGAGAGATGTTTTACAGTATTTATTAGAGGCTTTAGATGCTAATTACAGAGCACAGGGGAGGATGGTCTATCCATCTCATCTGGGAAACTCTACTACATGGAGTATTTTATTGCCTCAGTACCTAAAGGAGTTGGGGATTGTATTGTGATAGAGAAAATAGACAAAAAACTTCAAGACCATATTGCCAATTTATGTCTTAGGGATAAAGACTTTCTAAAAACAGTTATGTATATGGTCAATCCCAAAGACTTTCAAAACAGCATCTTTGGAATTGTGCTAAAACTCTGTTTTGAGTTTTATGTCCTGGCAAAGGATGCTCCTAAACAGCATTTCTTAGAGTTTTTAGAAGAGAAAACCATATTTGATAATGAGAGAAAAACTCTTATTATTAACTATGTAAATAGACTATATGCTGAGGAACTTCCAAACTCTTTTTATGTAATTCACAGTGTCAGGAAGTTTGTAAAGAAGCAAAAACTGGAAAATGCTATCTATGAATCAGCCAGTAGATTAGATACCTATGATTTTGATGGTATAAAGCAGATTTTAATGACTGAATTGAGAGAGGACTTTTCAGATACAAATTATGGTGTTGATTTTATTACAAACCATAAGAATATTTTTGAGGACATGGTAAAAGAGGAGAGTTTGATGAAGATGGGGTTAGACCATATAGATAATGTCAGAGGAGGATTCTATAGAAAGGAGTTTGTATGTATTTTAGGAGGATATAAGGGGTGTAAATCATGGTCTGGAATACACATCGGGACTTCGGCTTTGTTACAGGGTCTAAAAGTGCTCCATATTAGTCATGAGAATACTGAATCTGAGTCTATTGAACGTTATGACAGGCATATTATGGGCTTACACTCAACCAAATTTAAGGAGGGGGATTTCATCCCGTATTATTATTTTGATGAAAATACTAATACTGTAAAAATGGAACATGTTAGTGCCAATAGACCAATATCCAACTCTGCTTTAAGGCTCCAGGCAAGAAAGGTTATCGGAAGATTCGGGGGCAGGCTTTATTTCAAAAAATATCCTATGAGTTCCTGTACTATGGATGATATTGAGGCATTATTAGATACCCTTGATGTCAGGGAGAATTTTAGACCTGATATAATAATCAATGACTATGCTGACATCATGAAACATGATTCCAATAAGCAAACAAGAGACCAGTTAAATGAGGCTTTTCAGGCTCATAAAAGGATAGCCGATGAGAGGAATGTGGTTGTGGTAACTTTCTCTCAAGCCAATAGACAAGCCATAAATGCCAGGAAAATTTCTATAAAAGACTTTGCTGAGGACATTAGAAAAGCGGCCACTGCTGATACTATATTCTCTGTTTGTCAGACCCTGGAGCAAAAGAAAAAATCTATAGCAACTTTTAGGGTTTTGTTGGTCAGACAAGGGAAAAGTGATTGGGGATGTGGTATAGTTCAAAACCTGGATTTTGGACACTTTTGTACTCAGACTTTTGACATTAAATATTCAGGTATTACAGTAGATTCAGATGGAGAGGATGCACATGGTGATTAGTCAGAGAGAGGTAAAAGAGTTTTCGAGAGAGGATTTAGAGTTTGCGTTTCAGAACCTGATAAGTTCTAAGTTTAAGACCAAACCGTTACTCCATCAATATGCTTCAGCCTTATGGGCTTTACAGTTTAAAAATGTACCCTTGCTTTTAGGTATTGGTACAGGTAAAACCTATACTGCTTTAATTATTTCTCAGTTATGGAACAGAAAGAAGACCTTAGTAGTTTGCCCTGCTTCGGTAAGAACAACCTGGAAGGCTGAAATTGAGAAACACTCTGATTATACTTATACTGAATTAGCAGGGACAGCAAATGAGAGAAAAAAACTCCTAAAAAACAGTAAAACTGATTACTATATTATTAACTATGAGGGGTTAAACTGGTTATTTGGTAAGAAAGTAGAGATTCCTGGAGTTACTAAAAAAACTGGTAAAAGTAAAACTAAATTTGTGATGGATTTAGAGGCTGTTAATGAGGCTGGGTTTGACTGTTTGATAATAGATGAGGTACATCACTGCCGGAACTGGAATGCCTCTCAAACCAAACTCTGTTATGAGATTTCTAATAGGGCTAAGCATTGTATCACCCTTACCGGAACCCCTTTTTCCAAAGATATGACTGATTTCTGGTCTGAGTTTATGGTCATGGATTATGGGGCTACGTTTGGTAAGAGTTATTGGACGTTTTTGAACAAGTGGTTTAATTCAAAACAAATACAGGTCAAATCTAATGTGTATATTAACCTGTATTCCATCAAAAAAGAGAAAAAAGATGAGTTCCTGAACATAGTTGCTGATAAAACTTTGAGATATGAGACTTCTGAGTGTGTTGACCTCCCTGAAATTATTAGAGAAAAAAGAGAGGTTATTATATCAGCGGAACAGGTCAAAATCTATGATGATATACTGTTAAAACTAAAAGCAGAATTGGCAGATGGGCTAATTACTGTTAGAAACATCCAAAACAAGTCAGCCAAACTTACTCAGTTATTATCAGGGTTTATACTTAGTCAGGATAGTGTTTTTGTCCTTAAAACAAACCCTAAATTGGATGAATTGATAGATGTCCTTTATGAGACTACTGAGAAATGTGTTGTTTTCCATCATTATGAGGCTGAGGGCAGGTTAATAGAAAAGAGACTAAAAAAAGAGAAGATTCCTTATGCTTCTTTGAGGGGTGAGATAAAGAATAAAGAGGGTCAAATAAAGAAATTTAAAACTGACCCTAATTGTAAGGTTTTAGTTGCTCATCCTCAGAGTGGTGGTGAGGGGCTTAATCTACAGGAGGCTTCAGTCTGTATTTTCTATTCTCAAATTGGTGGTGGAGGTATATCAAGGCCTCAGGCAGAGGGTAGGATAAGGAGGCAGGGGCAAAACTCTACTTGTGTGGTGGTGGATTTAGTTGCTGTATTTCCGAGTGGCAGAGAGACTGTGGATGGCAGGCTATATCAAGCCTCCTCCGCTAATCAGTCATTTGCTGAGACAGTTTTAAAATTTCTGGCTGAATAGTAAATAATTTTTTTTGTTTTTTAGGCAGTGTGTTGTATAGTATAGTAGAAATAAAAGGCAGGCTGGATAACAGCAAAACAAGTCAAAAATTCAAAGTATGTAAGAATTGAGGCAAGTAAAATGTTAAAAAACAGGGAAAAACATAGTAGTCCAATTTTCCGTAAAGTCCAGCCTGCCTTTAAAATATTAAAACAGTGCTTTCGCAATAGTTGTTGTCAGGTTTTTCTGATAATAACTGGTATTGGGCACCTTTGTTTAGAGTATAGGTGTTGACATGATTCCAACTAAGATAGTTACCTTACCATGCCAGGAAAATGTTAAATTTATACCTAAACAGAGGTGCCTGATACTTTTTTTAAGGAGTGAAAAATGACTAAAATTTGTGAGAAGTGTAGGAAAGAAAAACCTATAGAAGAGTTCTCTAAAACAAAACAAGGAAAATATAAGAATAGGTGTAAAAGGTGTGAAGATAACCTTAGAACTAAAGCATATAAAACAGAAATTCTTATAACAAAAGCACAGTCTGATATTTTTTGGAAGTATTTTCAGGGGGCTAATTATCTTTATAATATTTGTGTGGCCAAACTCACTAAAGAACATAATAAATATATAGATAAATATACGGATAAAAAATTTCAGGAAAAGTACAACTTCTTATTTGAAAAAAAGGACAATAAGAAAGAGGTTGCTCAAGTCTTTCCAGCAGAGATGAGGATTATCGAGGCATGGAATAAAAGAGCCGAGGAATATAGTCAGTCAGAATCTATCTTGACAAGCCCTAAAAATGGTGTAGAAGAAGAAAAAAGAAATAAACCTTCTAAAGGTTCTAAAGAAACTATTGAGAAGATAAACAAATTAGTTAAGGAGTTTGGAGAAGAACATATAATAACTAAAATAAACCTTTATTTTGATGACTGTAATAATGGTAAGCGTCAAAAAAAGTCTCATTATAAGGATTTAAGAGGCTTTTTGAGAGAGATAATAGATTCAAAAAGTCCTGAATATGTTAAACAAATAAGAGTTTTTACTGATTATAATACAATCAATAAAGATGTTACCAGGATTAGGGAAGGCAAGTATTCTGAACTTGAGATACTAAAAGATTTGTCAAAAGATTTGTTAGAAGACCCATTAGAGAAACTTGAAAGTATAAAATATTTATCAAAAACCATTTTAGATAATTCAGTAAAGGCTTTTTCTAATGCTGTAACAAAGTATAAAACATTTCCTTATCAGTTTTCCTTAGATAAGGAAGGAAAAAACTATAAATTGGGTTTTCCAAAATTCAAAAGCAATCGTAATAGTCAACAATCTATTGGGATTAGGAAACAAATGCAGAAAAATGCTAAAACCAGTCCTGTTAAAATAGCAAACAGAAAAGTTTGGATAAATGAAGAAATAGGTTGGGTTAAAATAAGAGAGAAGAAACAATACCTTCCTTTAGATGCAATTCCTGTTGGTTTTACAATATCAAAGAACAGTTGCAATAAATGGTTTATTAGTTATAACTGTATTGTGGAAAAAGAATGCTTTGGAACCAATTTAGAGGGTAAGGTTTTAGGAATAGATGTTGGTTGTAGAAAAAATATAACTGTTTATGATGGAGAATCACATAGAATTTTACCGGATACAGATGAGTGGAAAAAGATACAAAATCGGATTGATGAAATAGATAGGAAAATAGCCTTCTTAGAATCAAAAGCACCACCAACAAAAAAGAATCCATTAAAAGAAGGTGAACCAAAGAGAAAAGAAAAAGGTTCAAAAAACCATAAGAAATTAAGATTGAAAATAAACAAACTTCGTTATAACAAAACCTGTCTGTTAGACCATGTGCAACATAATATGACTACAAGTATTGTCAATCCTAAAAATGGTGATAGACCAAGACTTATTGGTATAGAGAGTTTAAATGTTAAAGGTTTAATGAGTATTAAGCAGACCAAAAAGAGAAATAAAAAGAAGGAAAGAGAAGAAACAAACACTCAGATAGCATATAGAAATAAACAATTACAGAATGCCAGATTAGGTACTTTACTTCAACAAATAAAATATAAATCAGATTGGTATGATGTTGAGGTTGTTGAAGTTAGACCAGATTTCCCTTCATCTAAAAAATGTAGTGATAGTGATTGTGGGGAGATAAATGAAATAGGGTCTGAGGAAAAATGGACATGTGTTAAGTGTAAAAAAACACATGATAGGGATATAAATGCTTCTATAAATATAAGAAATGAAGCACTTCGTTCTTTGAAAAAATAAAATAAGTTGGTGGAATTGTTTTGTATAGAGACATATTGTTTTTATAAGTTTAATTGGCCTATTGCATCAGAATTGAACCGGAGATGTGCAGTCGGGGCAGTTGGTAATGGCAATAGGGGCAATAATTGGAAAACTTTTCTGATTATTGTTGGAGTGAGGGCAGTTTTATACGGTAAAATCCAGTCTAAACTGCTTAAACAAAACAAGATACACCAAATCAGGTGTTGACCACCTTTGATTGTGGTGTAAGCACAGGGTCAAATATAAAGGTGTTGGAAAGTTTGAGGTGTTGACCACCTTTGATTGTGGTGTAAGCACAGGGTGCCATTTAATTTTCCAAACCGCTTCATGGTGTTGACCACCTTTGATTGTGGTGTAAGCACAGGTTGTGTGTAAAACTTGTGGAGAAAGATGGGTAAAAAATGATAGAGAAAATTGAGTTAAAGAATTTCCAGGCTCATAAGGACTCTGATTTAGAGTTTATAGATGGGCTAAACTGTATAGTAGGTGATTCAGATTCGGGTAAAACCTCTATACTCAGGGCTATTAGATGGGTTCTACATAATAGACCTACCGGATTGACCCTTATCAACCGTAATGCCAAAGAGGCTCAGGTTGATATAAAGGTTAATGGTCATAATATCACTAAAATCAGGAATAAAACTACTAACTCCTATAAAATAGGTGATATTTCTTTTGACATGGTTGGCAGAGAAGTACCGGATGAGGTCAGTACAGCCTTTAATGTCTCTGAGTTAAATATACAGAGGCAGATGGATAGTCCTTTCCTGGTTTTCTCACCCCCAGGACAGGTTGCCTCAGTCCTTAATGCCTGTATAGGGTTTGATGTTGCTGATAAAATTATCTCCAACATCCTATCTGATTTAAGGGAGTATAATTCCAATATTAAAACCCAGAAACAGATTGCTAAGGATAATCAGGATAAAGTAGATTCTATTTTAGTATGGTTCCCTGACTTTGAGGTGTCTTATCTGGAGTTAAAGGAAGTTACCGAGAAAATTAAAGACCAGGATGTTAAAATAACTACTATCAGGGCTATTTTAGATGACCTGGATACCCTCTATACTCAAACAGATAGGCTGGTAGAGAGGTATGATACTAAAAAGGCAATACAGACGAAAATAGAGGGCTTTATAGGGCAAATAGAGACCCTTGACCAGCCCATTATTACCCTTGAAACCAAAATAAGTACTATTGCCACTTATATAGATGACCTTGAAAAATTGGAGGATAAAATTGCCTCTTTAACTCAGACTTTAACTGCCAAACAGAAGAAGTATGAGTTGATTCAGAAAGGCATGAAATTAGTAGAGAAAGGTTTTGATGCTGAGATAGGTGAGTTAGAATCTAAAATAAAAGTACTGGGTGGTTTATTGGTGGACATTGGAAACTACTCTAATCAGGAGGATTCTCTTAATCAAAAACTGAAAGAGGTTAAAACTAAGAAGAAAAAGGTGTTGGCTGAGTTGTCCAAGTTTAATGAGTGTCCGTTATGTGGGTCTGAGTTGGATGAAAAGGCTAAAACCAAAGTGTTTAAGGAGTATGGACTGTGAAAATATGTAGTACCGGAGACTGGCATTTAAGATTTGCTACTCCAGAGAGCAGGATAGATGATTTTTTATTAACTCAGTTTGGGAAAGTTAAAGAGATATTTAAGATTGCTTTAGATAATGGTTGTGATGTCCTTACTATTCCTGGAGATATGTGGGACAATCCTAAACCATCACCTATTATTTTATCTAAGTATTTGTCCCTGTTTATGGAGATGAGCCAGAAGATAAAGGTTTTTATTGTATTAGGACAACATGATATGGTTATGAGGAGTTTCCAGGCTGTTAATAGAACCCCTACTTATCTGTTTCAATGTGCAGAAGTGTTGCAGATAATAGGTTTAAATATGAAACCTGTTGTCATTGACAAGGTGGCGTTTCATGGTCTCAGTTGGGGGCAGGAATATAAACCGGAGCCTGTAAAAGGTTGTTTAAATGTATTGATTGCTCATGCTCCTGTAGGTTTGGATGAAAATTTTGAAGGATATAAATCAACTCTACCTAAATCCTTTTTATCAGAGCATTCAGGGATGGATTATATCAATGTAGGGGATTATCATAGTCCTTTTACAGATAAATCTAAGGATAGAATCATCTTTAATGGTGGGTGTATTGTTAGAAAGACTAAATCTATAAAAGATTTAGAGTTAAAACCTGAGATTGGTATTTATGATACTAAAACAAAAGAATTAAAGAAAGTTTTTTTATCTATTTTACCAGTGGATGTTGTATATAATAGTGAGAGTTTGATTAAAAAGGCTGAAAATCCTAAACTGATAGAGATGATTGATGCTTTAGGCAATCAGAAGGGAGTCTCAGCATCTTTTGAGGAGAACTTAAACAGGTATATCGAGGCAAATAAGCCAATACCTAAAGTAGTAAAATATTTAACAGATAAACTTGGAGAGATACATGGATTTGAAAGCACTAAAAAGAGAAAATGATTCTCTACAGACTGAGATAGCCTCCATAGAACGGCAACTATCTTCTTTGGAAGGGAAGATAGAAGATAAATTGGAGAGGCTGGAGACTGAATTTGGTGTAGATAATGAAGTAGATGCTCATACTTTATTAGGAAAACTTGAAAAAGAGCATGAACAATTAACAAAAAAACAAGAGAAACTTTTAGAAGAGGTTGAGAAAATAATAGGAGAGAACAGTGAGTAATGAGAAAATGAAAGTAGAGGTAAAGTCAATTAAGTTTGAGAGTGGTAGGTTTGAGATAAGAGGTTATCTTCCATCAGAGGAAGATTTTTATGCCTATTCCCTTGTACTACCTATCATTAAAGAGGCTAAAAATGTAACTATGTTTTGTGTAGTTTCATCTGAGGGCTTGGATGAGTCAGTTTTAGATAAGGGCAGACCCTATGGTTTGGTCTTTGATGTCTCTGATAAGGTTAATTTGTTGGAGGCATGTTTAAATTTAGACAAGTATAATAAAGAGTTTTTTGAGGCTCTATTTACAGATTGGTTTGTGAAGGGGTTGGAAGATGGATTTAAACAAATTGTTGGCTGATTTTGATTCACTTTACAATGAAACAAAGGCTAAATTAGATGTTTATACTCAACAGGTCAAACAGGCAAATGATAAAGTGGAAGAGGAGACTGCTAATATTTCTACTGCTAACTCTGCTTTGGATATTTGTAACGTCGTGTTAATGGCTACTCAAAATGAAGTCAAGACTTTTATAGAAGAGATTGTAACCCTGGCTTTGCAGGCTGTGTTTGGCGAAGAATATGGGTTTGAAATTGAGTATGACATTAAGAGAAACAAGTCTGAGGCTAAGTTCGGGCTGACTAAATATGGTCAGAAGTTTGAGGACATGGAAGAAGAGTGTGGTGGTGGTGTGGTTGATGTTATTAGTTTTGCCCTCAGGATTGCTCTGTGGGCTTTAACCAATCCTACCCCATCCCCTATTATGATATTGGATGAGCCAGGAAAACATATATCAATGAATCAGCAAGAGGTTTTTGCTGAGATGTTGTCCAAAGTATCTAAGATGTTTGGGATGCAGATGATAGTTGTTTCCCACTCTGATGATATAATAAATGTTTGTGATAGGGCTTTTCAGGTAAAACAAATTAAGGATGTTTCACAAGTGGAGGAAATAAAATGAGTGAAGGTTCGGGAGACAAAAACAAAGTTTGGATTAGTGTTGGAAGGACTATTAACACTGGAAACTATGAAAGCATAAGAGTTGATGCTGGCTATGGTAAAATCCTGGATGAAGGTCAGTCTGCAACAGAAGGGTTTAAAGAGGTAGAGGCAGAGGTACTATCTTACTTTGATGAACTACTTCAGGCAGTACTCAATCCAAGAACTCAGGTTAGGGAAAGGAAACCTAAAACAAGGGACAGGAAGAGACCACAGATATTGGAAGATGAAAATACCACTATAGACCCAGAAGAATATTGAAACGATAAATCATAGCCTGTTTAATTTTGTATAATACAGTAGGAGATTTATATGAATATTAAACAGGCTACCAGAAATATATTAGACCATAAACCTCATCAATTAAAAGAGTATTTGAAGTATATGACTGAGGAAGAACAGGAAAGAGCATACAAAGTATTCCTTTCAAAAGGCAACTATGATTCTAAAAAAACCTTCCTCAATGTTTTTTCTGAAGATATTTTTTGTATTTTGACTGGTAGTGTTGTATATATAAGTGAGACAGATGATATTCATACTGCTCCGTTACTAACAGAAGCAGATAGAAAACAAGGCTCTTTGGCAACTATATCAGGTTTAATAGACCTAAAAACTCAGTTATCAGAGTGTATGTCTAAAAACAAAGAACCTTTGATTGAAAGAGAATTACTTTCCATCTCTTATGATTTGGAGAGTGTGATAGAAAAATTACAAACAACATTAAAGGGAGAGAGAAATGGCTAATCTAAGAGACAAATCAAATGCACCGGACTGGAGGGCTGATGCTCTCAGGGCTAAAGAGTCCTTCAACAAGAGAGTGTACAAAGGAGAGATAGAGTTTTTTACCAATGCAGTTCTTGGTTATGTACTGGAGCGGATTCCAGTAGATGATTTTGGAACTAAAGAGGCTGAGAATGAGATTACATCGGTAATAGTCTGCTTCGCTAAGGAATGGTTCACGGATGTTCTGGAATCAGAAATCTTTGACCTGAATTCTGAGCAAGAGTTCTATGATAAAATACTGAGATACACAAACAATTTCCCAACTTCATCTGATTTCAAAAAGTTAAAGTTGAAAGAAGGTCTGCCAATATCTAAAATACTGGCTACTCTTTGTTTCTCTGCTGATATTCGAGACCAGGTGATTGGGTGGTTGGAAGAGAAGAGAAAAGCAACTATAGGCTAACAGTGTTATCCTTTCCCTACAACACATCTAAGAAGATTTTTGTGTCTGCACAGGAGAGTTTTGTTCCAATAGAACTTAATTCTCCTGTTGCTATTATTTCTGATACTCATTTAAATACAATGGGTGGGCATAATGATTCCGAGAAGAATCTGCCTCTGTTACGAAATGTAGCCCTTCCTTATTACCTTAGAAATAACTTTAGATTTATATTGAATGGGGATATAGTTGACCTTTGGGAATCTAAGTGGTATGGTATTTATAAATATAATCAGGATATTTTAGATATTTTCTTGACATACGCTTTAGCATGGTGTAAAGGAAACCATGATGATGATGTGGATAAGTTCTGTACTGACTTCAATAGGTTTTGTAATGGAGTTATTTTAATGGTTCGTGGAAAGCCTGTTGGTTCTGTATGGCATGGTCATCAGATAGACCCTGGCAACTGTGGTAATAACCTAACTGATATTATTCGCTGGTTTATCAGGGTTATATGGACAAGGATTCAGCAGTTAATATACAGACAACAACTTCCTTATGAGTACAGTCCGGCAAAGAATAAAGAGTTAGCATTATTATTAGATAACAATTTAAGAAAATTGACTTGTGATTTAAAGGAACTCATAGTATCTGGACATACTCATTCACCTTCATTCACTCCTTGTTCAACTAATGAAGGGGTGTTTATTAACTCAGGTTGTTGGGTAAATCAGGGTGGTGGTCATGTCCTGGAATATGTTAATTCCAAGTTTCAACTGGTAACTTGGGGGTGGTTGGATAAGTTTAAAACTCCAATTAGAATAGTTTATGATGGATATAAAATGATAGAAGAACCAATTTAAAGGAAAGGTTTTTATGGCTATTAAGAAAATGATAACGTGTTCGTGGTGTGGCAAAAAGGCTAAATCCTATGGTGAGAAGTATTGTTGCAGGGCTTGTTATGATGCTTCTATCAGAGCCAAAACAACTGAAAAAGTAACAGAAAACACAACAGCAAGGGAGATTAAACAACTTAAAGCCGAGAGAACAACACTAAGGAGACAACTCCAGTCTTTAGAAAAGGAAGTGGCAAGTTATGATACATTAGTAGAGAGATGTATTCCCTATGTAACTGCACTGAAACCCCCTGCTGAATGGAAGCCTTCTTATCCTAAAGGCAAGAAGTACACTAAACAAACTGCTACTCTATTGTTTAGCGATTGCCAGTTAGGTGAGAGATTTACTATGGAAGAGACTGGAGGATTAAATACTTATACTGTCCAAATCTTCAAGAAAAGATTAGAGTATCTCTGTAAAAAGATTATTAAAATAACTGATATGCAGAGGAAATCTATTCCTATCAATGACCTGGCTATCCTTATGCTTGGGGATATTGTAGAGAATGAATCTATCTTTAGGGGTCAGGGTGGGTATATTGAAGAAGGTGTTCTTGACCAGATGTTTCATGGTATAGAGTATATATCTAATTTTATCAGGACTTTGGCTGGACACTTTGAACATATAACCATTCCCTGTGTATCAGGAAATCATGGAAGAATAAATGATACTTCCAAGTTCTATTGTAACTGGGATTTTATCTTTTATAAATTCCTTGAACAGGTTCTCCAGGATGTTAAGAATGTCTCTTTCTATATACCTAAAGCATGGTGGATTATCCAGGACATTCAGGGTTGGTTGTTCTATATGATTCATGGAGACACTATACCAAGATATATGTCTATCCCCTGGTACGGTCTTGAGAGGATGGATGGAAGGACTGAGAAGATGCTTAGGTCAAAGGAAATCAATTATGATTACTTTGTCATGGGTCATCATCATCAGGCTTTTGATTGGGACGCTTCTCATGGTGAGAGGATGTGTAACGGGTCTTTCTCATCCGGCAATATGTTTGCGTCTAAGGAGTTGGCACTGATGTCTCCTCCTACTCAAATGTTTTTTGGTGTTCATCCTGAGCAGGGCATTACATGGAGGTATAAAATAAGACTAAACCAGGCTGAAACGGAGAAGTAATGGTTGAGTTGACTATAGAAGAAACTAAACAGATTCTCTTTGCGTTAAGGATTGCTAAGAACTGGTTATTAGTTTCTACCTATTCTATGGACACAAGGGAAAAGGAAAGAGCAAAAGAAGATTTAAAGGAGATTGAATCAGTGATAAAGGTCTTAGAAGATTTATGTTAAAGAAGTGTAGAACTCATCCTAAATATAAAGGAAAGATAAAACCATCAGCCTTGTGTTATCATTGCTGGAAGATTTGGTTGGGGTCAAATCCTGATAAAGAAGTCTCCGGTAGTGATTATGAGAGGTTCTTAGCATCGTATAGAAAATATTGTGAGGTGCAATGGCAGGTGGAATATGACAGGGAAGTCAGAAAAAGAAAAAGAATAAAGGAGTATAAGTAAAATGCTATCTATTGAACATAGTAATCATTTACTACAAGCAGTGAATTTAATAGGTTGGGATAAGATAAAAGAGATATTGTTAAGACTTAAAAACCTAAACGGGTATTATGCTCTCCGGTCTTTAAGAGTTAAATTAGATGAGAAAACTTCTATAGAGGAGTGGGAAGATGTATGTAAGTTTGCTGGCTGGGCTGAGGATAATAACATTAAAACCTGTTTAACCTTTCCAACAATCTATCCCTGTAATATGGGATATACTCATGACACTAAAGCATCCTGGATAAAATCAAGTCTTGGTGATTATTTTGAAGAAATTTTTGAGAAAATATCCTGGTGGACTATAAATCAACCCTGGATTCATGGAGGTAGTTCTAATGATTTTACAGGGGCTAAGCAAAGATTGGAGGACTTTTTAACAGTATTTCCTGTGGAAAAATACCTTCACACTATTACTTACAACTGTCCATCTCACTGGATAAACCTACATTCCCGTTTGGCTATGACTATTTATCTAAAGACATGGGAATTAGATAAATATCAAACTGCTTGGGAAAAGTACTTTGAACTGAGAAATTCTGGAGACAAACAAATAATTCTCAATGAGACAAATGTTTGGTTAGGGAAGGTTCAGGATGATGGTACTATTAAATTTGATTTCAGTGAGAACCTTTGGCTTGATGAGAATATTGCTCAAGCGTTAAAAGCAATGGGACATAACTCAATGGTTGAAGGGAACCTTGTATGGCACCCGTTTATACATACTACAAGATGGGGGTTTCTCTTTATAAACTTAAAGACTAATCAAATAGAAATTCATCCTTTACTTAAAAAACTTATAGGAAACATATAATTCTTTAAATTATTTTTTTGTTTTTTAGATGGCTTGGTGTATAGTATAGTGAGATGAATAACCTAACTAAGGAGAGAGAGATGAATGATGAGAGTTTAAAGTTCTATAAGATTTCTAAATTGTTGTTAGCCTTTATATGGCTGACAGGAGTTAGTGCTGT